TGTAATACCAAATGCTTCCGTGATGATCCACGAATGCGGACTGCCGTATTGGGTGATCATTGCCGGATCTTGTCTGACTTTCCCCCACCGTGCGGGTTGGCTTGCCGCCCTGGCGCTACTCTTCTGGGTTTAACAACTCGGATGGGCCATAGCTGCCGGGGCTGCGAGTGCAACGCTTATGCTGCGATGTTGTTACGACATGGGCTGGTGCAGCCCCCTGTGACTATGAACATGGAAATCGGGAGGGCCATTTTGACGCCGCATTTCATGGTAGCCCGCCAATTCTATTACCTCTATACCATTGGGGGTTATGAGGGTTGGCTGGCGAAGTGGACTGCCGCGCAAAGGGCTAATATAATACGGTCAGTGGAGCTGGACAACGTAGAAGTGGGAAAAGGACAACTTTCTGTGAAGCTAGAGAAGGATTCTGAGGAACCTTCTAGGCCTCGTGGGATTCAGTACTATCGGAATAAGGCTACTCAAGCTTTATTCGGTCCCCAATTCTATGCTGCTCAGAAGGCTCTAGCGGCTGTGTTCAACCGACGTGATGTGGGTTACGGGATTGATGTCACGATTGCATCCGGCATGAATGCGCGTGACCTTGGTTTGTGGATGGACTGGGTGATGTTTCGCGGGGCGAAGTGGTTTGGTGAGCGAGATGGTAAAAGTTGGGATTCGACTATGCAGGCAATGCACTTGGATATGAAAGAGGGAATGTTCAGGTGCATAGACCCAAAGTTGGCCGACTTTGTATACTCGTGTCGCAAGACGAAGGCCTATGGGAGGTTTGGTGATCGTCTTTTTAGGTACTCAATTGAGGGTACAGTTCGTTCGGGTCACAATGATACTACGTCCGGCAATAATGGTATTAATATGTGTCTTCTTGTGACGAGCTGTGTCCTCTTGGGGTGGAAAGCTTCAATCATCGTTGGGGGTGACGATGCCTTTTTAGCAATCTATAGTACTAAAGATGGTTGCACTCCTTCGGCAGCAGATTGGAAAATGTTTGAGAGCAGGATGGGAATAATACCCATTGCCCGGATTTTCGGGAGCCCGGATGATGGCTCATTCATATCTGGTGTCTGGATAAGGAACAAAACGCAATACGTTTTTGTCCCAAAACCCGGACGGCTTCTAGCTCGCTTATGGTGGGCTATGCGGCCACCTGGTAAAAAGAACCTCGCGGCCCATATCCGAGGAGTCGCCCAAGGTTTGTTGCCAACATGTGGTGGTTTGCCCGTTGTAGGGCCTTTCATTGCTAAGTTCAACACTCCGGGCGACGTCTTGGTGGGGCGTGAGCATTATGTTTACCAGGGAGTCAGTATTGATTGGGGGGCTGGTGTCTGGCAAGAGTTTGCTGACAGGTATCATATGAGCGTTCAAGCGCTTAGAATGTGTGATGCTTGGATTCAGCAAATTCCTGCTGGGCCGTATCTGTTGAAACATCCTGTGTTGGATGCGATGATGGAAGTGGATTTGGCTGGCCTTATGGACCGGCCAGTTTCACATACGGTTTGAC